CCGAACACCTCCCTTGAACACGCGCGAGACTGAGCACGCCCAAATTACTGAGCGAACCGCTGCTGCAAGCGAAGCTCCAACCACGACTAAATGTCTCACCACTACCTCGCGCAGGGCCCACAGCAGTGGGCCCAAGGCGGTATTCACCGCCTAACCATCGCCAGCTCTGCATTACGTCAGCTGGTGGTGGGCCCGGTGGCCATGAAGACCATGGCCGCCGTGGCGTTCGTTTTGACAATACTAACTGCATTGGTCAAGTATGTCAAAAGTAACCCGGCAGCTCGGTCTTGGGTAATTTCCTTACTCATGACCAGAGCATCGTTTAACGACCGCGTGCTACGTAACCATTTTCGCACCATGCGCCTTTCACGTCCACTCAGGAAAGGAGGTCTCCACCCCGAAGATGCCGGGGCCCGGACCGCCGCAAATGGTTTCATTCGAAAGTTTGCTACCTATTTCGGTGCGGAAATGTTTTCCTATTCTATGAGCCACGCTGACCAGCGTGATGGCCTGCGAGGGACTCGCCACTACCATGGCTTGAAGGACCTTGCCTACCGCTATCAGAATGATTGTCCCCGCGACAATGACTTCATCAAGCTCATCGATGTGGATTACTACGGAAACGTTTTGCATCAAGCCATGTCCCAAGCCAAACCCATCCTAATCTACACCTTCACCCCCACAGCGGCGGGTAGGTCGGGAGGGGCCCATTCCTACTACTTCTCTGAGGATGGGTGCGTCAACCAAACCTTTGGCCTGGACCGCTACACCCACAGGCTCTGGAATTACCAGGCCGGTTCCATCACCAATGCCCCTATCCTCAAGGCTGGGGGCTGGTGCAACCCTAGGAACTGGATCCGAGCCTTTGACCGCATCACCGTTTTCAACCTCGAGTCTAGGGCCACAGCACAGGACAGGTCCATAGTCCTGCTAGCCCCCGTTGTCACGGCCAGACGCCCCTTTCTCTGGCTGCTCGGCGAAGACTATATGAGGAGCACGCCCATGCGTTACCTCGAGCCCATACACTCCATACGCACCGAAGGTGTTGACCGAAAGGTGGTCCTCTTCAATGTATCTGGCCCTGATGGCTGGACTACTGTTGTGGGCATGCCCGACCAACCGGTCTCCATCTCAATGCCAATCGGCAAGTTCATTCATTTGGACAACTTCGTAGGAGTGGAGAAAACCATTTCATATCCGACCCTTCGGAATGAATTGAGTCGCTTGGGCCTTGGCCAGGATGCGGACCATATGGCAGGACCACTCATCAAAGCTTTGGGTGGTTCGCTAGTGCCAGACCGCATCTATTGGAACTATGCCGTGGATTACACCTGGGAGGGAGAGAGAGACTGGCGCTGTGAAAAATCCAGACCCGCCCTTCTCGCCAGGGCCCCTGCCATTGGCCCTGTACTTCCGCACGTTCCTATGCGTAACTCTACCAATTTGAACTCTGCCTACATCGAGAGGACGGAGAAAGTGCGCAATCCGAACGCTGCCTCCCCACCCAGTGACTTTGTCTACCAATGCATGGTCGACTTCGTTGACCGACTCGTGGGTCCGCGTAAACACTCAATTCACCCAGAGGACTTCGACAACATCATTCACCGAATCAAACCCAAGAAGAGGGAGGCCTTCATGGAGGCCGCCAGGCACATCATCTTCTCGGTGCGAAACAAGGTGACGCGCTTTATGAAGCGTGAATCCTACGGAGCCTTTAAAGCTCCAAGGGACATCAGGGACTTCCCAGTAGAAGACCGCCCCGGCCAGGCCTGCATTATCTATGCCCTGGAGTCTTTTCTCAAAGACAGCCACTTCTACATCTTTGGCAAGAAGCCTAATGAGGTGGAGGAGGCTGTGGTGGCTTTTCTCTCCAAACTGGTCGAGATTGATGAAAATGATTTCTCGAAATACGACGGAACTCACGGGCAACCCTCCCGCACCTTGGAGCTGCTGTTCCTCTTTGCAGCCTTCCATCCCCGATACCACTACGATCTTGAGGCGTGGCATAGCACTTTCTACAAACGCAGCATGAAAGGTGGTATTCAGTCGCTCTATGAACGGCTCTCGGGAGGGTTCGACACGTCACTTTTCAACACTCTTTGCGCCGCCTTCGTTGACTACCTCGCCTTGAGGCACTCAGGCATGACTCCAAGTCTTGCCTGGGACAACGTGGGTCTGCATGGTGGAGACGACTCTTTGCAGCGGGTCGTCCCCCAGAGCTCATTTGACTGGTCCAATCGTCAGATGGGATTTAAAGCCAAGCAGAAGAAGCGCCTTCGTGGGCAACCCGTTAGCTTCCTGGGCCGCTACTACGGCCCAGCCTGCTGGTATGGCACACCCACCAGTGTAATCGACGTGCCGCGGTTGATGACAAAGTTCCACATGTCAGTGCAGGATGCCAGTGTGAACGTTGAAACCGTGTTTACAGAGAAAGCCCTCTCTCTGCTTGCCACTGACCCCTCCCACCCCGTTCTAAAATGCTTTGCAAGACGCATTTTGGAGCTGGCAGGCTCCGTTGATGCGGAAATTGACCTAGGGAAGGATGGCGGAGACTACTCCTATACCGCCATACGAGCAGCAGGGAGTCCTGGATTCTCTGTGGCCAAGGGCGACGACTGCTCTTGGCTATTCGAGGCAGTTGACCCTGACCAGGTCGACTGGCTACGCGAGTTTAACAGTTCTGTGCTGGATCCCGGGGTACAAAACACTCTTCAGGAATATTTCCAGGCCCTGTCTGACAAGGTCTGCATTCTACCTGTCGAGCTTGACACTCCGGGAATTACTGCCAAACCACACATGGGGGATACAGAGGTCAAGACCTCCAGACCACAACCCAACACTGGCGATGATCACATAATCCAACCCACCGATCGTTCCGGCACCGCTGCAGTAAGCGGGCCAAAGCAACAAACCAATCGACCACGCACCGACAAGTCAAAACGAACCACCAAACCAAGAAATGACAACCAAAAGTCAGTTCTTCGCCAAACCGTCCATAAAAGGACTTCCAAAGAAGGAACAGGAAAGGCGCTGGCAGCAGCATCTAAAATCCGTACGAACGCCAAAACCCCCGGCGTACACGGACCAAGCTCCAGCTAGGCGCCGTTCCCAACCTGCGTCTGGGATTCCCAAGTGCGCGGTAGATTACGCTGAAGCCTTAATCAACCCCTTCAACCCCAACCTCATCGCCTGCGTCCCCAAAGGTTTCGCTCCTCCTACCAGGAAGACGAGATACTTTGCCAGGGGTTCAGGAGCTATCGGAACCGCCGGATATGGAAGTGTCTCTCTACTCCCAAATCTGGCGTGGGATGAAGCTACTGGTAGCATCCAACCAGTGTGCTACTCAACCGCAGCCTACACCGGGGACACGATTGCGTCACCAGCCGCAGTCGGATCCTCGGAGACCAACTTCAACTCACCCTTCTCTGTTACCGATTACGGAACAGCTCGTATTTCCACCCGAGTTGTTGGTATGGGCCTCCGCGCCCGATACACAGGCACGCGACTGAATCAGTCTGGTTCCATGATCGCTCTAGAGCATCCCCAGCACGAGGCTGTAAATGGATTAAGCACCTCCGACCTA